GGATACCGGGCCGGAAAGTCATCGCCTACCTCGGGACGCAGAACGAGGGAGTCGGCGACCGGGTGATGCAGGCGCTGCGCCACCCGAAGGTGATGGAGGGGATGCGCCGGCTGATGACCCCGGCCGCCCCTGGCGAGTACTGGGCGCACGAAGTAGACCTGAGGGGACGCTGATGCTGACCGGGCACACCTACGACGGCGGCGAGGGCGAGGACCGCGACCGCCGGGCGGCTGACTCGTTCGAGCAGGCCGGCCTCGGCCGCAGCGGCTACACCACGCTGGAAACCGGGCACATGCTCGGGGCCGGGTACGCCGAGGGGGACGACGAGCACCCGCCCGGCTGGTACATGCACGTCATCCACCCGGCCTCCAGGGACCGGAGGGGGGACCACATGAAGGTCATCGAGACGAACCTGGGGACAGACCACGATCACGTCGGCGAGGCCGCCACCAGGTTCTTCCGCCGCCCGGACGTGCTCGCGGCGATGGCCGACCAGATGAGGCCCGGCGAGTGGCATGACCCGGACGTCAGTCCCTGGTTCCGTAACCACAGGTGGATGTAATGGCCTGGCAGGAGCCTCCCGACGACTACGTGCGGCCTGGCGAGAACCTCTCCCACGGGGAGCTGAAGCGGCGCGGCGGCCCGGTGTACGACGCCCTCCAGTCGGCCGGGATGACCGACAGGGACTGGCCCTTCGTCATGCCGATGGAGACCGGCCACTTCGCGCACTTCACCCTGAGCCCGCAGACGGGCCGCTGGAAGATGCAGGTCCACCACCCCGGCGACCCGCACAACACCATGGTCGAGTCGGACCTCGGGGTGACCGATCACCTGGTGCCGCACCGGGCCATGGACGAGCTGCGGCACCGCGACGTGGTGAGGGCGCTGGGCGAGCAGATGACGCGCGCTCACGCCAACGGCACCCCTCACGCGATCACGGACGAGCACGGCCGGGGGCCGGGCTACCCCCAGGAGGCCTCGCACGTGTTCTCCCACTACCCGGAGCAGGAGCCGCAGTGACCCTTACGTCATCCGGCGAGCCAGGCCGCCGGCTCCTCGGCGCTGACGGCATCCCCGAGTTCACCAGCCACTGCGACAGCCAGTGGATCATCCTGCGCCCGGCCCGCACCTGGGCGGGGTGGCGCGAGCTGGCCCAGGCGATCCTGGACGCGGAGGACCCCGATGGGTAATGCCTGGGAGGTCATCAGGAGGGCAGCGGACCGGCGTCCCGGTTACGTCTACCACGGGTTCAGCGTCCGGTTGCCCCCGCAGGTCCACGCGCTGGTGCATGACCCTTCTCTCCCTGAGCACGTGCGCGGCTTCCACCTGGCCCGGCACCTGCTGACTAATAATCCCGGCGATCCTGGTTACCCTCATGCCGGTTACGGTCTCGGCCAGGTCTGGCACCGCGACAGCTACTGGGCCGCGCAGGACGCCCGCGAGGCAGCCGGCGAAGGACGGACTCCTTACGTCCTAAAGGCGCTGGAGCCGGAGCCGGAGCACGTGATGTCTGACGACGGCAGGAAGGGGGTCCCGATGCTCATGCACGGCAACTCCCCCGTGCACTTCACCGGGCTTTACTGGCATCACCCCGAGCACCAGGTTCCGGGGAGCCAGCACGAGGGCGACGAGCACGAGCTGGACTTCCCCGAGCCGGTCACCGCCAGGGCGTAGTTCCCGGCCTCCTCCCCGGAAGGGGTAGGAGGTCAGATGAGGGTTGCGTACCAGCCGGGGTCGGGCACTGCCCGGCAGGCGTCAGTAGCCAGGCAGCTCGGCCGCACGATGGGCATCGGCGCGCTCAGCTCCGAGCAGATGAGCCCCGAGGTCGCCGAGGCCCGCAAGAACCGGCGGATCAACGCCCGGCAGGCGTCCGTCGGCCGCCGCACCGCCTACACGGCCGGAGGGGCGGGAGGGTCGGGGTTCTCCGACATCCAGTTCGCCACCGGGCGGCCCCGCGACCCGCTCTTCTACTGGAGACAGAACAACCTCCCCTACGACTTCTCGCAGAACGAGGAGCTGGCGAAGGTCCGGGCGTTCTGCCGGCTGCTCTACCAGACCGACCCGATCGTCGGCTCCTGCGTCGACATCTTCTCCAAGTTCCCGGTGGTGGGCGCGCACCTGGAGTGCAAGGACCAGCGGCTCACCGACTTCTACCAGGACCTGTTCTTCGGCGACGACGGCCTCGACTACGGCGAGTTCCTCGTCGACATCGGCCGCGAGTACTACATCACCGGGGAAGCGTGGCCGTTCGCGACGTTCAACGAGGACCTGGGTATCTGGGATGACGAGGAGCTGCTCAACGCCGACGACATCAAGGTGGAGCGCTCCCCGTTCCTGAAGGAGCCCCGGTTCTTCACCCGGCTGCCGTGGACTATCCGGCAGATCCTCACCACCCGCCAGCCGGCATGGGAGTACAACCGGCTGGTCCAGGAGTACCCGGAGCTGGCCGCCTACACCGCCGAGAACGCCTTCATGCCGGTGAGCAACGTGCTGCTGCGCCAGCTCCGGTTCAAGGGCGACACGTTCTCGCTGCGCGGGCTGCCGCTGCTCACCCGCGCGATGCGCTCCATGCTCCAGCAGGAGATGCTCAACACCGCCCTCGACTCGATCGCCGACCGGCTCTACACCCCGCTGATCCTGTGCAAGCTCGGCGCGTCCGCCACCGACCTGGGCACCAGCGTCCCGTGGATTCCCACCGACGACGACCTGGAGAACTTCGAGATGGCGCTCGACGCTGCCCTGGCGGGCGACTTCCGGGCGCTGATCCACAACTTCGCGGTGGATATCGAGCCGGTGTTCGGCCGGGAGAACATGCCGGACCTGAGCATGGACTTCGAGCGGATCGAGGACCGGGTGCTCCAGGTGTTCGGACTTTCCCGCACATTCCTCACCGGGGCGGGCGAGGGGCAGACGTACGCCGCCGACGCGCTCAACAAGCAGCTCGTCGAGCAGCTCATGACCACCTACCAGCAGATGCTCATGAGGCACATGCGCAAGCGGATGCTGATTGTCGCTGAAGCGCAGGAACACTATGACTACGAGGAGCGGTCGGGCCGCCGGTTCGTGATCATGGAGGAGGTCCTGGAGACCGACGAGGAGACCGGCGAGAAGCGGATCACCGAGCAGCCCAAGCTCCTGGTGCCCGACCTGAAGTGCCAGGTCCTCAACTTCCGCGACGAGGACATCACCCGCCAGTTCACCGAGGCGCTGCGCGCGTCGGGCATCCCGATCTCCGCGCGCACGCGCACGCGGGGGCTCGGCGTCGACCTGGACGAGGAGCGCGAGCAGTCCCAGGACGAGGCGGTCGCCGACATCATCGCCCAGGCCCGCACCCGCCGCCAGGCCTTCGTCGAGCTGCGCAACGCGGGCCTGCCGGTCCCGCCGGACCTGATGGCCGACTTCGCCCCCATGGCCCAGGTGGAGGGCGTTCCCCCGGCCCTGGCCGCTCAGCAGGTGATGATCGACCGGATGGGCGTCCAGCCCGTCCCGCTGCCCGACCTCGCGCCCACCCCCGAGGACGCGCAGATGGCCGAGGAGATGGAGGCCGAGCAGGGCGGCCCCGTCAACGCCCCCTCGGAGGGCGAGATGGCAGCGGAGGACGCGGGCGGGGACATGCCCCAGGTGCCGCCGGAGTCGTCCGAGCAGCGCGGCCCGATGCCGAAGGCCGGGAAGCGCGGCATGCCGAAGCAAGGCGCGCTGCTGCGCCGCACCGACCGGGTGCGCCGGATGGCGGCCCTGGCCAGGGCCGTGAACGAGGCCGCCCAGGAGGGCAGCGCCGCCGCCGCCGGGGACGAGGGCGTGATCACCCTCGTTGCGCACCTGCCCGAATCCGAGGCCCAGGCCCAGAAGGGACAGGGCACCTGGTTGTCCGGGCCGCCGGTCAAGGGCTACCAGGACCCGCCGCACGTCGGCATCCGCTCGCGCCTCGGCGTGAGAGAGGACGACGGCGACCTGGTGGATTACGAGACCTACGCCCCCGCACAGGGGTGAGGAGGACGGCATGGCGCACCGAGTGAGGTGCTCGAACGGGGAGTGCGCGGCAGAGGTAGTCATTACCGCCAGCGGCGTGGACATCCACGACGCGCTGGACGCGGCGGGATGCACGTGCTGCCTGCTGCCTCACAACCACGGGCAGGCCAACCGGGACACCGGGATCGCCTGCCGTCCCGTGATCATCGTCCCCTTGGACATCGAACTCGTCGGAACAAGCGCGGAGACCTTCTGACATGGCATCAATGACTGACCGCACCCGTGCCGCCGCGATCATGAACGCGATCCTGAACGGCGGGTCCGCCCCGACTTTCCCGACCGCGCTGCGCCTGCGGTTGATGACCGCCCAGGGGTCCAACACCAGCAACGGCACCGAGGCGACCTCGGGCAACTGCCCTGGCTACACCGCCGGCGGCGTGGCGATCACCTTCGGCGCGAGTTCTGCCGGCGTGTCCACCTCCTCCAACACCCCGTCCTGGACGGCGACCGGCTCCTGGACGACCATCACGAGCGTGGAGATCTGGGACACCGCCGGCACTCCCCTCCGGTGGTTCCAGGGCGCGCTGACCGCCAACATCACCGGGGTGGCGAACGGTGACACGGTTCAGTTCGCCTCCGGTGCCGTGACCTGCGACGCATCTGTCTGGTAGCCCGCCCGCGCGGTAGCCCCGTGCCCTGACGCGCCTGGGGGCACCCATGACCGACTACAACCTGTTCGCGCAGGCAACGCCCGGCGGGACGATCACCTCGGGCGCTGGGAACAACGGCACCAACGGCCTCCACTTCACCGTCACCTCGGCGGGCACCCTGGACGGCGTGTGGCACTGGAGTTCAGCCAGCGACACCCAGCTCCCCACGTCCATCGGCCTCTACACCACCCAGGCGGCCCCTGCCAGCGGCACGCTGGTCACGTCTAACACCGCTACCTGGCTTACCGGGCCTGGGGGCTCCTCGGCGTCCGCAGGCTCGGGCTGGTGCTACGCGGCGTTCACCAGCCCGCCGGTCGTGATCCCCGGCGTCGACTACATGGCGACGCAGTTCCGCAACGACTCCGTTAACCGCTGGTTCTCCTTCTACTCGGTCACCTGGCCGACCAGCTCCGGCATCCTGACCGCTCCCAAGGACGAGTCGACGAGCGCCCTGTCCCAGGGCTGGTACAACATCGGCACGTCCATGGCGATGCCGCTCACCCAGTCGGGCACCGCCGGCAGCAACTTCGGCATGGACGTGCAGGTAACGGCCAACGCGGTGCTCGTCCAGTCGAAGTCGGCCACAGGCGGGGCCAGCTCGCCGATCACCGTCACGCTGACCTCGAACACCACGGCGGGCAACTGCCTGGTCGTGTGCTTCGTCAGCTCGGCCTCGCCCACCAACCCGTCGATCACCGGGATCACCCTCGGCGGCAGCGCAGGGAACTTCGCGCAGGTAGTCACCGCCGGGGCCGTCGGCTCGGACACCCAGACCACGCAGATATGGGCTGACCCCAACTGCGCCGGGGGGCAGACGGCGGTCGCCGTCTCCTTCAGCCCGGCGGTGACCAGCGTCGACATTACCGTCATGGAGTGGAGCGGGCTCTCCACCTCAGCCCCGAACTCGGACAAGACCGCCTCGCAGGTCAACAACGGGGCTGTTACGTCGTGGTCCTCGACGGCCACCGCGACGACCACGCAGGCGAATGAGGTCGCGATCGGCGCGGTCGGTGCCTTCAACGCCACCGCCGTCGGCACTATCACCGGGCCGGGAAACCCCTGGGCGAACCTGGCGCAGCAGACCAGCGCGTCCACTCACGTCGGCCTGGTAGCCGGCTACCAGTTGCTGACGTCGACCACGACGGCCACCTACTCCGGGACGACCAGCGCGTCAGTCTCTTATACCGCTGTCGTCGCCACCTTCAAGATCGCGAGCGCGACCACGCACAGCGGCGCTGCCGCCCTCACGGGCTCGGGCGCGATCGGTGCGACAGGCCAGAAGAAGGTCCCGGGGGCCGTAGCCCTCACCGGCTCGGGGACTATCACTGCCGCCGGGCAGAAGAAGGTGCCGGGAGCCGCCGCCCTCTCCGGGTCGGGGGCGATCAAGCCCTCCGGGCTCCCGCAGCCGTCGCATGCGGTCGCGGTCCCCGGCCTGGCCGTTCCCGGCGCGGCCGTTCCCGGTACCCCGCTGTCGGTTGTCCCGGGAGCGGCCGGCCTGTCTGGCTCGGGCACGTTCACCGCCACGGGGCAGAAGAAGGTCCCCGGTGCCTCTGCCTTGTCGGGATCTGGAACTATAACCGCCGCCGGCCAGAAGACGGTCCCGGGGGCGGGCTCCCTGTCCGGCCTGGGCACCTTCACCGCCGCCGCGCCGTCGGTTACCGCCCCCGGTGCCTCCGCGATGTCCGGGTCCGGCACGTTCACGGCCACCGCGCAGAAGACGGTGCCCGGTGCCGCCGCGATGTCGGGGTCGGGCACCATCACCGCTGCGGGCGTCCTGGCCGCCTCTGCGTCGATGTCGGGCTCGGGCACCTTCACCGCCACTGGCCAGAAGCAGATCCCCGGGGCTGCTGCCTTGTCGGGGTCGGGGACTATCACCGCCCCGCCCACTGTCATCGTCCCCGGGTCAGCCTCGATGTCCGGCTCCGGGACGTTTACGGCGGCCGGCCAGAAGGTCGTCCCAGGCGCTTCCCCCATGTCCGGGTCGGGCGTCATCACGTCGACCGCCCAGAAGACGGTCCCCGGCGCAGCCCCCCTCGATGGCCAGGGGGTCCTCGGGGCC